GAGAATAACAATGTACAGAGCAACTACTCCGACACATACAAATAATCAGAAACTCACATAGGGGGGCGTGCATAGATGAAGATCTATTATCTCAAAGCAAAACCTATATCTTACGGCACAGAACGTCCGTACAGCACGATCAAATACGTCGTTATACACTACACTGGGAATGACTCCCGAAAGGATACCCCGAAGGCTGAGTGTAGTTACTTCGCTCGTTATGGCGATGGCAATACCCGAAACGCGGGAGCACATTTCTTCGTAGGACAAGATGGCGAGGTATGGAAGTCCATTCCAATGAAACTGACCGCATGGGCGGTAGGTGGATTCATAACGAACGCGAACGGTGCAGCTTCCTATTATCAGAAATGCACGAACACAAACTCTATCAGCATCGAACTCTGCGACAACGCGAGCCGAGACCCGTCCGCAGAACAGACAAAGGCGGTCAAGGATCTGATCAAGTACATCCGAAACAAATGCCCGAACGCTCAGACTGTTCTCAGGCACTGGGATGTATCGGGGAAGAGCTGTCCAGCACGCATGGCAGGCAAAGATAACGCGAAGTGGAAAAACTTTAAGAAAGCGATCGGAGCGGAAACAGCCGAAACGACAACCGCCAAAAAGATAACGTACCCGAACAAGACCGTCAGATACGGGGACAAAGGGGACGACGTAAAGAAGCTGCAGAGATGCCTCAATCAGATAATGGGCACGAAGCTGACAGTGGACGGCAGTTTCGGACCAGCGACACTTAACGCGGTCCGGAGGTTCCAGGAGAAATACAAGCTCGAAGTGGACGGTACGGTAGGACCCAAGACCAGAGCGAAGATAAAAGCACTTATTCTGAAGTAGGGGGGCGTCAGGGAAAATGACTGAAGGAATAATGATAGCTCTGATCACGGGCTGTATGGCAATTTTTTCAAACATCATCGTGGCATGGGCAAACAACTCGAAAACGATTTGGAGAATCGAGCAGCTCGAGTCCAAAGTCGATAAGCACAATCAAATCGTGGAAAAAGTTGCGTTGCTCCAGCATGATGAAGAGACACAATGGAAGCGCATCGACGAGTTACGCGCTGACATCGAGAAACTTCAGGAGGCAAACAAATGACATTATCAAAACTGGAAAAAATAAGACGCAACGAATGGATCCGCGCGACTGCGATCAGATGCGCTCGCACGTTCTTTACTACGATACTCGGCGTATTTACAGCCGATACTCTCATAACGGAGATAGACTGGCCGTCCGCACTGCTGGCAGCCTTTTCCGCGACCGTCTATATCCTCATCCTCTGCATAGTCGCAGGGCTGCCTGAGGTGGACGATACTATCATTTATAAGAAACAAGTGTACGAAGACAAGAACGACGACATCGAGTGCGAAGAGGCACGAGAGGTCGAAGATAAATTACCTTAGTTGTCTCCTTTTGTTGACATACATCTACAGAAGAAGGGCCCTCTGCATGACGCGGAGGGTCCTTTTTCTTTTGCGCTGCTTTTAAGCAGCATTTCTATGACACCCAAAAAAGTGCGGTTTTTTGGCAGGGTATAAGTATCGGCTCAGTGTATAAAAATCGCTTAGAAAGCAATTTTGAGCCTCACAGTGCTATTCATCCGTCACTTCGGACAGCATACCGTCGTGCGAGCCTGTACGGTACCATTTCTCGTATTCCTGCATCGACCAGCCGTTTTCTTTATCGCAGGGCGTGCATGTGTATACGTTCTTTCCGGAGAAGGCTGTCGCGTAGTCCGGATCGTCCTTGTATCTGACGATGAGTGCCATTATCTTTCCGTCATCCCTGAGCGGTTTATAGTATTCCTGATACCATGTCTGAAGCTGGTCGAAGTCTGTCGCAGATGCTTTTTCGACTTCCGCGTAAGCGTAGGAGACGCCGTCATCCGTCAGGATCTCTGCGACTTCAGAGATGTCGACCTCAGGAGCGGGTTCTTCTCCGCAACCTGCGAAGGCGAGAGCGGACACGCAAAGGACCGCAATAACTATAATGGGTAAAATTTTTTTCATATCACAACCTCCAAAACAAGCCATAACAAAAATTGTTGACACAAGTATATCACAGGCGTATAATAGACGCAAGGAGGCAAGAATAGATGGCACTTAAAACTATCAATGTGTCGATGCCTGAGGAAACATACGACAAGATAAAAGCGAAAGCGAAAGAGGACGACAGGCCCATCTCGTCGTGGCTCAGGATAGCGGCAGAAGAGAAGTTAAGCAAAGAAGCGGATGAAGAGGGCTGACACAGTTCAGCCGAGTTATTTTCTACTCAACTGTTCCGAAAATTATGAAGGTCGGAATAGTTGAAAAAAGTGGAAAATAACTCTTTACAATAATGCCAAGTTGTTGAAAGGAGTTATTTTTATGAGACAAGAAGTTTTCAATCGGATGCTCGCGATCAGAGCAGATGACCCGAAGGACTTCGAGAGGCAATTCAACGAGGCGATAGACAGCATCGAAGACCCGAACCCCGTCATCACACAAGACCTATCAGCCGGTTTCTCGGCGACCATTCTCTACAAAGAAACAAGACAAATATTTGACTGCATCGGAGACGAGTTCCGCGCAGCCGGTATTCGGCATACCTGCCAGGAGTGCCCGTACCACGACCTCGAGACGAGAGGCAACGTGAAGTGGGTGACCTGCGACTATGCTGAGCTCGGCGAGACGCATCTCGATCATGAGTGCTGCGAGTTTTTCTACAAGATGCTCAAGATCGGAGAGGCCCGTCCCGGAGATCCCTGCAGATCCGGAAAGACGAACGGGAGGTCGAGACAATGGTAGGCCATGCTGCAGCACTCGTCCTCGCGGTAGGCATAACGCTCTCGGGCGCTGTCCAGGATGCGGACACGGTCCCGCGATACGAGGACCTCGGCATGTGCCGTATCACTACATATTGTCCCGCCTGCAACGACGGGGCAGGGCACGAGTCCTCGAGCGGTGTCTACCTTCAGGAAGGACACGCCGCCTGCAGATGGCTGCCGAACGGAACGATCATATCTATCGACGGCTTCAGGTACGAAGTAGTCGACACATGCGGGATGCCTGGCACAATAGACATTTTCATAGACGACAATAGCGGAGAATGTCATTGTAACACGCTCGAATACAAGCATGTGTACATCGTGAAAGGAGAATAGACATGAAGAAATACAGATTGACGGAAAAGGCTAAAGAGCGCTACTGGGCGCTTTTATGGATAGCGGTCCTCGTTCTGGGAGGTATCGCGAATACATATATCGGATAACAAAAACAAGTGAAAGGAGAAACTGAAATGACGAACAAGATGTATTTTATCAGCGCGATCGAAAAGCTCCTGAAGCTCGACGACCGCAACACGGTAGACGCCCTCACATATACGAGGAACGACGTTGACGGAGGCTTCCCGGAAGAGGCTGTAGTCATCTCCTACGAGGGCGGTCACAACGTAGTCATCAACGTAAGCGGGAACAGCAATCTCGTTAACCTCAAGGAGATAGTCAAAGAAGTCTCGGGCGAGGGTGCGCAGGGTAAGCTGTTCACATACACGCTTTAAGGGGTGAGTGAGATGGCAGCATACCGCGAGCCCTGGAAATACTGGGACGATTACTGCGAAGCGGAGGCCGACTGGGAGGACCATTGTCCCGAGTGCGACCTCTGCGGAGAGAAGATAACGGATGAAACATATATCGACCTCGACGGAGTACCGATGCACCTCTCGTGTCTGAAGCATGAATACGAGAGATACACGGACGATTATGTCGAGAGCGAACGCGAGAGACGAAAGGAGAATTAGATGGCTATTGCAGTATTAGTGATGGGTGCGTCCGGGACGGGTAAGTCCGCCTCGCTCCGGAACTTCGAACCCGACGAGATCGGGGTCATAAACGTAGCGGGCAAACCGCTGCCGTTCAGATCCGAGATCAAGTCATTCAAGTCGGACAGATACGAGGAGATCGAGACCATCCTCAAGAAGGCGAAGGTCAAGTCGCTCGTCATAGACGACAGCCAGTATCTGATGGCGAACGAGTTTATGCGTCGAGCAAGCGAGAACGGCTTTCAGAAGTTCACGGACATCGGCAGGAACTTCTGGGCGCTCGTCGACATGATAAACCACGACCTGCCCGAGGACGTTATCGTCTACTTCATGCAGCATACCGAGCTCGATGCGAACGGGAACGAGAAAGCGAAGACGATCGGGAAGCTGCTCGACGAAAAGATAACTCTCGAGGGACTGTTCTCGATAGTCCTCAAGACGGCGGTCGTAGATGGATCCTATTACTTCACGACGAAGAACAACGGAGCGGATACCGTCAAGACGCCGATGGGAATGTTCGAGCAGGATCTGATCGAGAACGACCTGAAGGCGGTCGACGATGCGATAAGAGAGT